TCATTCTTGCTCCTTGAAAAACTCCAATGCTTCTTCGTATTGGTCGTCTATATCTGCAATGTCCCATTTAGTAAATTGGTGTAATTCGCCTTTGTAAAGTTCTTTAAACTCATCAAAAGCGTCTTGCAGAGTATTGGCGTACCAACCTTCTTCCCAATACTCAAGTATTTTGTCTATCTTATCTTCTCGTGTTACTTCAATCATAATTATCCCTTCAAAATTCCATAAGCTTTTCTAGTTTGATAGTTGTAATTTCTATCGAACACTTTATCTGTGTCTAGTTGTTTAGCTTTAGGTAGGTTTTTATTGTAAGCAAGTAGTATTGTCTGTGCGGCATACACTTGTTTTCTTTCCGATGTCATTCCAATAGTATTTTGCGTAACCCAAACATGTGCTGGGTTTTTGGCTATGGTGTCAATCAATCTTTCTTCATCGTATTCAAGTTCTCCTGAAGGATGCCTGAATGCATACACGATTTGGTCAACTGATTGCAACATCTTATCGGAAAATGCTTGGTCACTATGTGCCTCAGTTTTGTTTGCGTAAGCATTGAAAATCAAATCAATACTTGTTTTTAAAGTACCCCTGTTATACATGCTTTCAATCTTTTTGATTGAGTTAGTGACTGGGTACTGATTAGCTCTAATTGTCTTGTCGATACCACCAACTTTTACACCTGTACTTCTCAGGGTTTCGTAAATAGTTACAGCAGCTTCTTCTTCAATCTCAAGCCTACCAATAAATTGTTCTATTGGTGTTAATGCTTTTCTTTCATTGTTAATGGTTAGATAAAGAGCTCCACGTTCTTCATACGTTAATTCATCTATATCAATTATTTGGGCAGTAAAGGCATGATTCTTTGCATGCTTTTCTTCAAATGCCCTAATTCTGTGTTGTCCATCAAGAATTGCAAATAAGCTTTTTCCTGTTTTGGGATCGTATTCTAATTCGGCTAGCAACGGCATTTGCATTGCATTCTGATCCCAATTCCTTACTAGCTTTCTCACTCTGTGTGGCTTGCAAGGCCTTCCATAGTCTTCCACTATGCACTCATCTGGTGTTACTTCAAAAACAGTTGCAGTCTCCATGACTGTTTTAACCCTGTCTTCGCTAAGTTTCTTTACCATAGTTAAGTTCTCCAATTTTCGTTGTTTCTTTCTGCTATCGAATCGATATCAGGTGTGTCAGGTTTGTCGTAAGCTTTTAACTGTCTTTTATGTGTTTCTTGGCGTATCCATTCTACCTTATCTTCATAAGTCTGATCGCCCCAATCAACAGCATCTGCCTCATCACAAACCTTTTCGTAAATGGTGTTGTATAATTTAGCTCTTAAGCTCATAAGTTCTCCTAAAATAAGTTCATTAAAGTTCTAAATAGTTCTATATAGTTCTAGTTCTATACACGCAACGCCCTGAAGCGTGCATAGAACAGATACGGAACCAATTATTCGTTATCTTTTGGATACTTCATCACAACATCAATGTTTTGATAATTTTTATCGCCTTTATTCTCAAAGATTAGCTTTGCTAACACTTTGTCTCCAGCTTCAAGACCTCTATACATATCAATCTTGTCTTGGAACACGAAAGGAGAAACAGTATACTCGTCCCACCTAGCTACTACGCCAGCTGGTAAAGTATAATTGCTAATAATCGACATGGAGCCCATTGGGTTACCATTTGCCGACTGCCTTTCTGTAAAGGAACCAATCTCAAAGTCAGACGCTTGTGTAACAACTACGCCAGCCCTTGATGTTTCGTGGTCAATTTCTAATAAATTATCTTGTTGTTCATTCTCAGTTTCTGTAGATGTTTCTACAGGTTCTGATGTTGTTGTGGCTTCTTTAACCACTATATCTTCATCGGGTACTGATATGACAGTTTGTGTGCCTTGTTCATCGTATACTACTTCTGCACCAAGTTCGCTGGGTTCATACGCAGCTCCATTAAATGCATCAGGACAATACCATCTAGCTCCATTAGACATGGCTCTAGCGTAAAGCATGTTGCGTGGATACTTAGTCCAACTTGTGCCACTAAGACCTGCTTTTTTGGCGTCTTCCATCGTAAATTCCGATTTCCCCATTGATTTCCCATTCTCTGTGAAATCAATTACACACTCTGTTTCTGTAAGCTTTTCAACCTTGAAGTTGTACTTACCTGTTCTTTTAATCATATCACCATATTTATGAGCATAATATGCTGGTCTACCTTGTATAACATACACATTACTCATTGCCTCAAAAGGCCCCATACCCATTTCACGTCCAGCCATGATTGTAACTAACGCTTGTTGTGGATTTTTGATTGACTGAAAAAAGCCAGACTCATGAAAGTCCTTAGCTATAGCCTTTAAGTCACTATAGGGCATTGGAGTATTCTCATTCTTGCTGTTCTCATCATTCGGAGTGTTTTCTTTTTTATCACTCATAGGTTGTCCCCCTGTTCTTCATCATCATTAGCTGACTCTAAAAATTCGTCAACACTTTTGTCGATGATATTGTTTTCCATTCTGTCAGTAGTAATTTTAAAGCTTTCACCAGACTCTTGCCTAGCTTCTGTTATTCTATCCTGAACTGTTTTGCCGTACTTTTTACCAATAGAGTTCAGATGAACACCATTAGCTTTACGTTTAACAGGCATGAATAACTTTTCTTTATCATCATCGCTGACACCATTGATAGTTTTAATAGTATCTATAATATCAGCGTCCCAGTCAACTGACTGATGACTGAGTTGTAGTTTGTACGGGCCGACTTCTGTAGCGTCAAGACCAATCTCATTAAAGTCTTTGCGAATGTCAGCTTCTAACTCTTTAGCTTTAGCTGTTGCTTTTTTTGCAAGAGCTTTATACCAAAGAATTTCTGTTATATCTGATTCGTTCATAATGACATCTCATCTCCTTCTACAGGCGTTTCCTCAAAAACTACAGGATCATCTCTATCTACAGGTTTTTCATCAATAACTTCTGGCTCATCTATAACGTCTATAACTTCCTCATCCTCTTGCTCAGCTTCCTCATCCTCTTGCTGTTCTTTATACAGAACCTCACCATCTTCGTCTAGATTTTGCTTAACGCTTTCTTTTGCATCCATCATGCTGAAGCTTTCATCTTCTTCAGTAGGTTCGGGTGCTTCAGACGGAACGTCTATGTCAGCTCCAGGATCCTCAGCAACTCTGTCTGCATACTCTTGATCAGTTTCTACATGAGCTTTGGGTTTTTCATCTTTTTCTATGTCGTAAACGACATTATCTTCTATAGCTCTTGTGGTTATCTTTGCTGAAGACTGTTCATCAACATCAAAAACTGGCACTTTATCTGTTTCAATAGATATCATGCCTGTTCCTTTGCATGGCTCACAGGGTTCTTTTGCTGGGTTTTCAGGATACCTTTCCTTGATTCGGTCATCTCCAAATCGTTTAATTACTTGAACAAAAAGGCTTCCATAGCCTTTACAATGTTCACAATATTTTGCTTTTCCTGGCATAATAGCCTCCTATTTTGTTTTTCGTGTCAAAATTTGACAATGTTTAGTTTGTGGTAGAGATAATGTGTTTGTGTACGGCTTAAACTCTTTAAGCTTTCTACCTAAGTTACCATCTCTATCTATAATGTTTTGCGTCACTTCTGCCGCATATGTTTCTGGTCTTAATTTGTTAGCCATTACAGAAAGCACTACATAACGTATAATGCAGTCTGGATGTGCGTCACTAGGCTTTGATGCAAAAAGCTTTTCGTTTTGATCTAACACGCTTTCTCTTACGCCAATAGCTTCTGTAACATGTATATACATCATGGCTTGTGTATCATTTAATGCATGTTTCATTAAAGCTTCTGCATCTTCTTTGTCTTGTGGCAATGGACATGCAATCGGCACAGGAACCTCTTGCCAAGAATTTTTAAGAAAATCTTTGTAACCTCTTGGCATTCCGTCAGTCTTTTGCAAGTCTATCTTTGAAGACTTAAAGTCATCTTGTACATCTTTTGGTAATGCTTTTACATTAGCTGCCATAAATATATGCGATTGAACTTTTTGTTTTTCACGCATTATTTCTTTTACAGATTCAGTAGTTGCTACCCAAAACATATGCTTAAGCGACTTTCTTAATTTAGTACTTAATTCGTTGTACATTTTGCTTACCCCTTTATAAAGTTGAATACTTGTTTGATTTGTATGTCTGTTATTGGTTTATTTGGTGTAGTTTGAATAGTTACGTCACCATGTAATGATTGTGGCATTCTTTCGCCTTCCCATCGTGGCGTCCATAGCGTGGCTATTCTTACACCTTTGTTTCTCCAGCTATCAAGTATGTTGTAAACACATTCATAAGGATCTCCAGTTTGACATTGATTTGCGTCCCCATCAGTTGCAATTATGATTCTTGCGTGATCTAACGAGAAGCTGTTTTCCAGTGCTTTTAAGGAACCACATAATGGAGTTCCACTTGAAGGAAACTCTGGAAACTTCCCTTCTTTGATTTCATACAATCCAGCAGCCCATCTATATTGCCTCCTGTCACCTCCTTCAGGAATAGATGCCACTAATTCCTTAAATGCAGGATCATTTTCATCTGTATTTCCAAACACAAATGCTTTAGAGTCAGGAAATCTTTTCTTGATTGCCGCAACCATATCAGATGCCTGATCTATTGGTTGATTGCTATAAGACGAATCTGTTCTCATATCTTCCTTTTCTTGATCGCTATAATCTTTTCCCCATCTATATATCATCTCTTCTATATGCGTTCCCATAGAGCCAGATCCATCAATTAATGTGATTAGATCAGCAGATGTAGCTGGGTGCTTTTTAAAGACATTAACGTCACTAAGAAATGGCAATCTCCATGAATTTCTAATAGGTCTATAACCAGTAGAACCATTGCTGACATTATTTGTGTCAGAAGATTCATCTAAGCTTATTGTGCCTAAATCTATATTGGTTTGTGTAGGATAGTGCTTTCTATCATCACTCATAATCCAACCACGACAAAGAATGTTTAACCTTTTCGCATTTTCTATTGCTTCTTTTTGCTTTCTGTTTTTGTCCCATGAATCATTATTGTTGGGATTTATCGGAAAGTAGCTTTGATTATTGTTTGCGGCATTAGCTTGCTCTTCCGTATTGTAATCATCAATCCCACTATTCGTAATTTCTTCAGTCAAATCTTCTATTTCTGCATCCAAATCGTTATCCAATTTGGTTTTATTATAGGCATTATGCTCTCCAGAATTACCAGTAGCAGGTTTTAATAATGTACTGCGATTTGCCCCTACTCTACCATGTGGAATGTTCCCAAAAGAGTCTTGTGCTGTCATCTCAAAATCTAAAGCGATAGTCAGTGCGGCGTGAATAGGTGCTACATCATTGGTAGAAGTTGTAGCATTTTTCAATAACTTATCGTGCCTTTGAACTATTGATTTAATCAATGGGTTTTTTATATCAGATTTATTCATGAATCCATAAATATATCTTCGCAATTCTTGCCAATTCACCTCAAATTCTAGATCATCTTTTTCATACCAACATCTTTTATTGTCAGGATCACTTTCATCCATACTTTCTTCCCAAGTAATGACTGTTTCATAACCATAATCAGTAGTATTTACATCTTTAAGGTGATTTTTCAGTATTGCTTTTCTGTTGAAATGTTCAGCAGATTTTCGTGATGCTCTGTAATTTTCTAACATGTTATACACAGCATCATATATTATAGTTGCCTGAGTATAACCTACATAAGTTTTATCAGCTGCAGTGCTATGAACTGATGCTGTATTAGTTGCAAGAGCTCTCTCGGCTAACTTTTTCTTCATGTTAGTCCTTACATGATTTGATACATCATGATTGGAAAACTTAACTTGACCAGCTGTAAGTAAGTTGGAATTAAATGTAAGTCTACCCTTTGGCCTTCTGACGATCATGCTGTATTGGTTAGCTTCCACTCCTACATTAAACATTCCTGCGTCATCTTTATCAAAGTTTGCAAATTCTATTTGCCTATTACCTGCCAAATGACTCGTGAAGTTTCTGTGATCTCTTCGTAAATCTTTTGGAGATTTATATCGTTTTTGCATTTTTGCCATGAAACCCTCCTAGTTCTCAAAGTGTGCTGATGCACCAGTTAATACAACCCCTCTTTTATCCATTGAAACCTTGTCTTTGTAGTTAAGCTCAATAGCTTGCATAGCTGTAAAGCCACGACCAACCATTTTAGCTAGGTAACATAAGTCTCTTGTGGATATTGCTGTACTTGCGTCTGATCTTAAGTCCTCAGCCCAGTTTATAAAGGCTTTTACGTACTCTTTGTCGCCACCAAGTATGTCACTTAAGGTTGCTTCTTCATCACACAACGGCTTGTCAATGTATTTGTAAATCATTGCTCTAGATTTAAGAGCTTCATCAAGATTTACTGTGTTGTAACCCATAGCTGGTGGGTTAGCTGTCATGATTACATGAAAGTCTGGGTGACATTTTATTGTTTCTTCGCCAGATTCTGGGTTAGTTAACAATCTTGTTTCGTCCTGCGAACTCATTATTTTACCAATGTGTTGCTGGTTTAGTCTTGTAACCTCATCAAGTAGCATCACCTTGCCTTCTTTAGCTGCGATTGTGTACGGGCCATCATTCCAGCTTAATAACGCTTGTCCTTCACTACCAACTTTTGGTGAGTATCCACCTGTAAGGTCGTTTGCCTCAAGACCTGGGTGACAAGCAATGTGTTCCACTGGTAAGTCATTTCTCTTAATGTATTGCTCAACAGCTTGTGTTTTTCCACAACCAGCTGGCCCCATAAGTATTACAGGATATGGTTTAGCCATTCCTATGAATTTGATTAGGTCTTCACCTTCCTGTGTAAACCTATTTACGTGTTTTCTTTCCTGTGTAGGATTGAATTTAATATGTGACATAAGTTCTCCTATATGTTTTGCGTTCTATTCGCAATCTTATTTATATAATCTTTAGATGCTTTCCAGTCACTACTTTCGATAGTATCTGGAACATTTAGTGGTTCGTTTTCTATGCGTTCTATCATAGCTTTTGCTGTAGTAGCTAACGCATGTAGATGTTCTCCAATAGATGCCATTGATTCCCCCTTCCTTTATAAGTTTATCATTTATTGTTTATAATGGGTAGTCTGTTTTATCACTAACTTCTGCTTTGGTTTCCTGTTTACTGAAACCCATTTCCTGTTTAGGCTTAGCAATCTTTTTGTTAGTATCTTTAGCGATATCTTCACCTTCAATAGGTTTTATATCTAAGTTATCCTTAGTATTTTTATCCATCATCATGTGATCAGGAACGAATGGCTTAAGTAGTTGTGTAATATCTAGCCCGTTTTGTTTTGCTAGTATTTGCACATCTAACCATGAGTCATCATTGCTGACAGTAATACTAAGTTTTTCTAATTTTGCTTTGACTATTGCACGTTTCTCTGCTTCAGTCATTGGTATGTAAGGCATTTTCGTACCTACCTTTCTCGATGTATATCGAAGTGTCCTTGCCAACTGCATAACAAGTCTTGATTTCATAGACCATATCTCCTGCGTATATTTTAGGATCATCGCCTACTATTGGTAGTACGATACTGACCTTACCATCTCTTGGTAGTTGGAGTAGAAATCTAATTAGTTCTCGATTTGTATACATGTTGTCCTTGTTATTGGTTTGTATAAATAGGGAGAGCAAGGGTTCTAGCCTACTTACGACCTTGCTTCATACCCTTGAGAAACAGTCATGGCTTCCACTTGAGTTACAAGCGTAAGTATGGACCAGAACATTCTGTTACTCTCCCATAAAATAAAAACCCCCCAACATAAATGCTGGGGGGTCGTAGTTCTGCACAGTATAGGCTAGAAAGGAACAAACGTCCTATACCATACCGAAACCTTTTGGTTGTTATAGGCTATCAAGTCTTGCTTGCATAACCTTTACGTTGCAATTTATGCAACACTTTCCAAAATTTGATAAAGGATTCGGATTGTGTCCATGGTCTGTGATTACTGAGCAACAAAGAACACATATTTCATCTTCAAGCTCTTCGTAAGTGTCCTTTTTAGGTTTCCATGCTATTTTAGCAGCTTCTGGAACTTCCCCTGGCCCCATTACACAACCACCACGACTAAACGCTTGTTTCCTCATGACGGTATCCTTGAAATTTTAGCCATTTTCTTTAAGCTCATATGCACCTCCTAAGAGCATTATGTATTTCTCGTAAATGTTCTTTTTTGCCTTCACGTAAATCACGTTCTTTGTCGTAATCATATGCATCCATATCGTGATGATACTTACAACAATGTCCTACAGTACCCCTACGATCCTTCCTGTTCCACTTACGTGGAGTTCCGCTTGTGTACTTATTCCATTCTCTCCAACTTCTACTCATGAGTATCCCACATATCAGTTTTGGCATTCGTATTTATTTGCATAGCCCACCACCGTGATCCGTGTTCTTGAACCCCTCGATCTCCTAATTCCCATTCTATTATCTCATATAGCATTTCAAGATCACCAGTTTTGGCATTCGTAAGCATCTCATCAGTTATTCCCATAAGATGCATAGCCCACCACTCTCTCATGTCTGAATCAAGAGCAAATCGGGATTTCATATTAATCCATATGCTTGATTTACGTAAATATTTCATGATAAACATAATTACCTTGTAATACCTATACGACATTCTGTCATACCATTTATCTAGTTTGTACCTGAATCTATCGTGGCGTGGGCTCTTTTTAAAGCCTTCTAGAGCTTTTTCGTATTCACTATCTGTCATATATTCTGCGATTTTGCTTTTCTTAAACATTGCTGTCCTCCATTGCTGCATATGGATCCCAGAAATCACTATAAACGTCAGCATCATCAGGAATCCAATCTTCATCTTCTTCCCAAGAATCTTCTGTGTCAATTATAACGTCTTTAGGAAACCACACATTATCACTAAAAGGACTCACATCAAGTCCCTGTTTATGCATGTCTCTCATGGCTGTTACGCAAGCATCTTTCTCCTTACGTAGCAAACTTAACTCATCTTTATCACTATGGTATTTGTCAGCTGGGACGGCTATTATGTCTTCCCTTCCCACAATATTACCTGCCACTATCACATCATCTTGCCCTACAACAAGTGGTTCATTCAATGGTAAATCGAATCGTATGTTTGTTGTGTTCTCAGTCACTAGCTCCTCCTTGAACTATTGGGTTTTGATTAAAAGTGTCGGCAAATTCTACAGGATCTTGGACGTCATTATAACGCATAGTTTCAGTAGCTTTGCCAAAGTATGGTGCCCTATTATCACCACTAATAATGCGACATAGATTTATGTTGTGTTCTACATCTACTTGCGTCTCATCGTATTCCATCTGCAATTTTATTCGTTCTGTTTGCAGGTTGTCGTAATGAGACTTAGGTACTAGCTTGTGAACCACTCCGTCAATGTTAACGTAAGCTGGATAGCTAGGTTTATTAGGCTTATTGTGATCGGTCATAACAGCTCCTTTATTTTTAGTACTTTTTAAAAGTTCTTATATCTCTTTTTAAGAACTTTTATAAAAGTACTAATAATTACTATGCGTGTGTGTGTTATTACGCAATGAATATCGTGAAGAGCTCGCAATCCCTAGTTGCTAGAGTGCTCTAAGTGCCCAGGTAACGAGACGGGCCTCAGTTCACAGAGCACCCTTACAACATTAACAGGATGAGTTCATGTTCTTCACTAAGTGCTAATTACCATAAGGAATGTATTTCAATTCTCTTAGATGATGTCCTAATTCTGTCGTTGTTGTCATTCGTGTAAGCCAGCCCAAAAAACCCATTGTGTAAACACGTTTACACTATGAGGTTCTACAAGGGGGATATAACAGCTGTGGCTGTTATATATTTGAGCGGTGTAACGATCAAAAAAAGGGAGATCAGCTTAAATAGCTGATCTCCCTACACTTACTTACTTACCTAAGCTCCCCCGACAGAAAATCTGAAACTATATGATCCAAATCATCTTGTTCAGTCCATGGTTTTATACTATCCATTAGTTATTCCTTTCTTACGTCTTAAGGCTATGCTTAACCACGCAACAGTTAATAATCTCCAATGTTCTTTATAATCCACTAGTTACCCTGACCAATCTTGTTTACTTCAGGCATCACAAATTCAGCCCCAAAACTCCAAGTTATCGGTGTTCGCCAATAACTTAGATAAGACTGAAATTGCTTTATACCATAGTCTGCCCTTGTGAAAACTGTCTTAGCAACAGTATCATTTGAGTAAACAGCACTTGCAACATGCAATTTTTCAGTCTTAGGGTTCTGAATTAGAATTACAGCCATAGCATTAACTGAAGTCTGAATTCCTTTCTTTTGTGACTCCCTATCACAGACCAAGCTCACTGGATTAGTCAATGGCTGTAATCTGGCATTCATTGGATTAGTAATTTCCAATAAAGCCTTTCCTGAAGGTCTATTGCCTGAACCAGACAAACCAGTGTCGACATTATCTATCGCTGGTGCTATTAAACCTTCAGTCTCAACCAAATCACCTAAAGTGTCTGATGGTCTGAAACCCTGTTTGTATAAGTTGTTTATTGTATTCATAATAAGTTCCTTTCACTTACTATTTCTTTCTAAGCGGCAAATCGCTCACTTATGACTGTCCTTTTATTACAAGTTTTTTAGCACCCTACCTTTTAATCGGCTGATAACCCATTAATGCGGTGTAAAAAACCTGTCACCAGCTCAGGACACTTCCACCTAGCTGGCAGTTCATTTCCACCTGTCAGGGGATCTTGAAATTCGCACTATAGCGAATTTACCTGCAGGAGAAATAGAATCTGGCCACTTCGGTTGACAGTCCCCTTTGTAATAAAATGCGGACATAAGAGAGAGAGAATGAGAATGGAGTACATTTTTTCTATATGTTATCCAAGATTTGGAATACTTTTATTTGCTTATAAAATAAAATGTTTTCAAATCCCCTGACAACGATCAGGGGTGGAACTTGGCTCCTGAAAAAAAATGTACGGGATATGCGGAGTCTGGGTTGCTTGTCGATAGATCAGGCTGTGATCTTCTGATCTACCGAAGAGTAGTTTAGGTTTGGCAGAACCTAAGAGAGCTACACCGATGATGCTAGGGCGGATTGATGCTAAATGCTGTACGCCGATGGTCGTCTTACCCCCCTTGTAGAACCAATGGTGGTTCTCAGAGTGCTGAGTACTTTCTATCTATCCTGAATGTAGGGAACTATAAGGGTGTTCATGTGTGCCCGCGTAGTGCGTTAGTAAGAGTTCTAAAGTACTACTCTCTCTTCTTCCTAAAGAAAAGATATACTACGTATATCCAAAAGAAAGGGTTTCTCCCCTCTCTTGACTAGGAGCTTAAAAGTGCGTTATTATGCCCTACATGGAGTCTACGGATATAAATGAAATAGTTTACTTTCTTTACAGCAATCATCACGTAAAGATTGGCAAGGTTACAGCTAAAGACCAAGACATAAAGTCTAGGGACAATGAAGATGCTGTTGTAAGTAGATTAAAAAGTTGTCAAACAGGCAACCCTGACAAAATATATCTTTTAGGCTACATGTTTGGGAGTGAGTCGCACTGGCACAAACACTTTGAAGAACACAGAGGCAATGGTGAATGGTTTGGTTTTTACGATAATGTTAAACATGCAATAAGCAAACTACCACTCTATGTTAGCCAAGCTTACTTAATTGACTCAATGGTTGAATTAGGTAACTTCCAAAAACGAATACAAGAATACGAAAACAACAAAGCAAAGTTCAATGATTACCTTTGGGAGAAAGACCGTGTTTTTGATTCCTACGAAAACAAAGAAGAAGATTTAGAGTTTGCAAGAAAACATTGTTTTGAAATCGGCTGGTTTTTATCTGAAATGTTTAGTGCAGGTCATATGCACTTTGCAGAAAAAAGAAAAACAAGAATAAAAGATTGGTTCGGAGATATTATTGAAGTCGGCGATAATTATTTTTCAGCAAACTCTTCTGTGTCGGCTGAAGGCATAAGCGTAAAAAACGCAGTATTGTTGTTTAAAAATGCAAAAAAATATTTAGAACTTAAAGAGATGGTAAATGGCTGATAACAATAATCCATATAGACAGAAACCAAAGAGATTGGTACCACAGGGTAAGACATCAAAAAGATTGTCAGGCCTAACACCTGATGGTTTAAGAAAGCGTGTGCTTGATGCATTACCTCATTGGGAGTCATATCCTAGGTTGTTTAGAAAGGTATTGATATTGTTGCCTACTCATGGAGACTTAGAGTCTATTGCAGAGGAAGTGGGTATGGATGCTGCCGACTTGCTTATCCGTGTCAACAAGAGGCCTAGCTTTGCAAAGATTGTTGATTTTGTAAAAAACAATGGCCACTACCCTAAGTGTGAAAGTACTGGTGAGTATCTAAAACACCCTAACCTGGTTGAGCAGTACGCAAACGAAATGAGTGTTTCAGCTATAATTAACCTTGAAACTAATGCAGGACAAGCACCAATTAACCACAAGATTGTCGATTCTGCTGGATGGTTCGCAAATATTGAGTATGATACCGAAAGATATAGGCGTCAAAAACAGCATGCACTTGACAAATACGAACAAAAAATAGATTCTGAGTCTGTGGTGGAGCAAGTAGAAGAAGGGTTAAAACCATTTGTCAGGGATGTAAATCCAGAGGAGGAAAATGGCAAGAAAGAGAACGCTGAAACCAAGGAAACAGGCTCTAGTTAGACCTGTCCCTAAGTATACGCCATCTCCATGGCAAGATGCTTTACACAGAAACCAAGCCAAGCGTAAATGGGTGTGGGCAGGACGAAGAGCAGGCAAGGGAAGAGCAGCTATTCAAGAGGCCATAAGTACTATACTTGAAGCAAGCAAAACCAAATTTATTGTTAATGGCAATGATGTAACAGATACCCTAGTCCCTGATATTCACATATGGACTGTTGCCCCGACCAAGGCACAGATGAGACAGGTGTGGAATGAGATGAAAGCCTATATACCTAGATACATGTGGAAAGATTATTCAAGGGCAGGTGGTCGTGGATCATGTTGGCATGAAGATGAATATTATGTAGAATTAGAAGTGAGGCAGCCCAACGGGGTTTTCTCATCCGATACTGTCCGCAAGAGTGTGCTTTGGGAGTTACGATCCGCAGATAACCCTGAAACACTACAAACTGTGGGTCTTGATTTTTTGCATATTGCAGAATCTCAGGACGTCAAACAAATAGCGTGGGACAAGGTGGAATGGGTAACTGAGTCACCTGGTCGTATGGGTAGAATATTTGCAGAAGGTATCCCCCCTATTTCAAGATCACACTGGTTTTCTAGGCAATTTAAATATGCAGAAAACAACCCTTCCCTCCAAAATCTTGCAGTCACAGCTACAAGTTTTGACAATATGTATCTAACTGACCAGCAAAAAGAAAATATATATAAACAAAAAGAAACTACTACTGAGTGGATATGGGAAAGGATGGTTTTAGCTAAACAGCCAGATGTAGGTGGTGGATTCTTTAAAAAGATTGAAGATGCTGCTGTAGGTGCTTCCTTGTCTCGCCCCACTGACGGACATAAGTACGTAGCAGGTCTTGACCTTGGAAAACAGGTTGACCCTACTGTATTGATAATTAAGAACAGAATTACCAGAGAATCAGTTTATTCTTATGAAATGCTTAAAACTGACTGGGTATTACAGAAGGAAACCTTGGTGTCTGAGATTAAAAAATGGGGTTGTGAGTCAGTAATGATGGACTCATCAGGTATGGGTGGTGATGTATTATTTGACGAATTGTTAAATCTCGGCGTCCCTGTGATTGGCAAGAAGTTCACTCCTCAAACCAAGTATCAGCTATTCCTTAATTATGCTGTAGCTCTGCAAAATGGAACAACGACTTTTCCTCCAGAATGGACTAAATTGCAGAACGAACTAGACTCGATTGAGGTAAAACAAAATGGCTTGACCTATAGTTTTACCCACCCTAACACACAGCATGATGACTGGGTGGACGCCGAGGTGCTAGCACTAATGGCCTGTGATCCTCCAGAAGCTATGGAAGAAGGATATGAACCAGTCTTTACAATTAAAACTGTTGCACCATTGACTCAAAATGGTGTATCTTATACAGAAGGGCGAATAGCCCGCATGAAAAGACAAAGAAAAGCAAAACAGCTAAAAGAACTACGAGAAGTGGTAGAGATTAGCACAGAGCAAGAATCTATATTAATGGACGCATTAGACTGATATGGTTAACAGCTATAGAGTAAATACAGGCGAAGCAGAATCGGCCCATGAAGAAACTGTCGATTTGCTATCTTCGCCACCTTTAAACGAACCTACGCTTAGTGAAGCGTGGGTAAAAACACAATTATCTAAAGGTGGTGCTGCAGATTTTTTTGCAAAATTTTACGATAATTGCTCAGAAGCTGATGAATTTTATCTAGGGGAGTTCGATTTTTCCGTCCCTCTAGGCGGAACTAAGGTAAACTTAGGAACATTCCATTCCATCATTGATACATTGGTAGCCCACGCCTCCCCTAGGTTTATGGATATTGATGTGCCTCCACCTGGCCCAAGAGCTACAGCTAGAGCAGAATTACTTGAAAAGTTTTTAAATGGTGCACATCACATGCTTGAACAAAACACTCCTGTAAAAAGAGAAATTGTAAAACATCAAGGATTATATGGAGTATCTTTGGTTAAGTTTGAGTTTGCTGGACATCAATGGGGAGAAATGCCTGAACCACCTGAAGAAGGTGGCGATATGTCTGAATACGAAAGACAAGTCAAAGAGATTACAGAAAATAGAAAGTTTAAGTTTCCAATTATTTCAGAAGTAGTAAACCCACAAGAATGTGTATGGGATTTAGCAAGTACACACCCACGATGGATTATACGTAATACTGAGATTGATTCTGAATGGATAATGGCTCATTTCCCTGATTTCCAAGGTGAAACTAAAGATGGAAAATGTGATTTCGCAGAAGTATGGACATCTACGCATGTAGGTTATTTAGCGAATGGTGTGTGGGCAATGGAGCCTAGGCGTCATGCATATGGAAGAATCCCATGGATCATATTCCATCCTCAAACAGGAATAAAAACAATCGGAAGTAAACCTGAACATTTATACAGAGGCATAGGTGCTGGTAACTTTGGAATGATTAGAGCAGAATCAAGACTAGCATCACAATACTTAGATATTGTATCTAGGAACGCTTGGTCTTCATTGAATTTCAAAGGACCAAGAGGTATGACGGAAGAAGTCATGCAGGAATTTTCACAGGAACCTGGTGCTAGAAACTATGTTCCGCCAAATGTTGAGGTAGAGCCACAAACAGTAAGTGAAGCCCCTCAAAGTATTCTTCAGGCAATGGGTACATTGGAAAGAGCAATCGAGGCAAATACAGTTCCAGCAGTAGCTAGAGGTGAAAGGCCTCAAGGAGCTGCATCTGGATATCACACTGCAGTATTAGCAGGTATCGCAAGTTTAAACTTCGGTGCTGTAGTTGATGCAACTGAACGTGGATTACAGGAAGCAAACGAAATTGTGCTTAGGATTGTAGAAAATGTAATAGGAGATACAGTTACCGTATTTGGTAACACAGAGGCGGGTTCTATTGACGCCAAGATCAAACCTGCTGATATTAGAGGCCATTATGTTTCCACAGTTCGTTTAACATCTACAAGTCCTGAAGAACAAGAACGAAAATTGTCATTGTGGAGAGATACATGGAGAACTGGATTTGTAGACTGGACTACTGCCCTACGCAAGGCAGGCGTGTCAAACCCACTAGAGGTTGTTGGTAACAGAATCGCAGAAGACTTCTTTAACCTTCCACAGATACAACAGGCCTTTAGCATGTTGGCTGCACAAAGCCTTCCAATATTACAGCAAGCAGTTCAGGCAGCTCAAGGTGGAGCAGAAGCTGGCTTTGATCCTGCAGAAATTGCTCAGAATATAATGAATACGCAAGGTGCTATGCAATTACCTAATGCTGGTAACTTTGCACAAGGAAACCAGGCAGGAGTCGGTAGTGGACCAGTAAGACCAGTAATGCCTGGAAGCGTAGATGAAATGAATCAAATTGGAGCACAAATTGCAGGTCCTAGAAGAGGACCTCAACCAACTATGGGTGGAGATATGCCACCAGGGTTAGGATAAAATGGCGTACACAGATAATACAAAAAAGACATTAAAGGGATTAAAGCCAATAGAAGCTGGCTTTGTAAGATATTTCGAAATGATCGAAACAGCTTTTAAAAATATTAACGATAGCATGGGTGGATTAAGTGTTCCTGATCCTAATTCAACAAGACCAGTTAAAAAAACAAGAGACCCCAATAGACCTTATCATGTAGGTGAGCCAGACACACCATTTAGGAGGCCATTATGACAATGCAAAATCCAAAACCTTGGCAAATATTAATTGAAGATCCTCAATTTGATGAACAAGATCTTGATGAACAAGGTAATCCAAGACAAATAGGAAGTAGGACTCAATACACAACTTCTTATGGATTAGATGAGCAAGATGCCTTAAACAGATATAATGAGATGTATCCGTCTGCATCGCCTTCAAGAAAAATTAGTGTTGTAGGTGTTGATCCTAGCTTTGAAGAAATGATGAGAACTAACACTTCAAGTCCTAATAACCCATATTTTTCAAACTATAATTATGCAAACCAATATTATGGACAACAAAATCCATATGCAATGCCGTTTTTAGCTAACACAGGCAATATTGATGTTAATAGGCAGAGAGGTAACCCGACTCCTTTTAGTGCTGAATTAGGGCAGCAACCAACATTTGCAAATATGATGCAAGGTATGAATAGACTTGCTCCTCCTCCTTCTACTGCAAGATCAGTTAATGCAGATTTGGCAGGTTTTCAATTACCTACTTCATATGATGCTCAAATACCATTCCAACCGCAGCAGTACCAGGGTGGTCAAAATGTAGTTCAAGGAGATACCAGCTATATGGATCCTTACAAACTGGTTTCAAGTCAGCCTAATATGGACCCTAGGTCATGGATGCCTCTTGGCCAAGGTATAGACGATATGTTCCCAATGTTCGGGCCGCCTGCAGGAGGTGGGGCTGATTGGGGAATTGAACAAGATTACAGTGAAGAAGATATTGCGAACCTCCAAGAACGGGACAGACAAAATCGAGCAGCAAATCCAGGTAGAGATAAAGCAGGATATTATGACACTATGACTTATGAACAACAGGAACAGTATGATAATGAATTACGAGAAGCTAGGGATAAACTAGGAAGCTTAGTTCAATTAAACCCATGGAGAACGGGGCTAAATTGGGTTGGTGAAGGCTTATCAAGAGCAGGTAGAGGTCAGCCAACTTTTCAACAGGACTATTTATTACAAGAACTTAGCAAAGTTGGTATAACACCAGAACAATATTACTCTGATGATATTGATTTATTAAACCAACTTATAGAGAATAAAGGAAGTGATCTCTCAATGGCAGGAGCTCAAATAAATCCTGTAACAGGACAACCAGACTATAGAGATAGAGTTATGGCAGAAGAAAGGTATTCTGAGCTAACAAGAGACGAACAAGAAATTGAAACTGCTGCAACTGAAGATCAGTCTTTAGTTTCTCAAACACAAAGACAAATAACTCCAGGAATGTTTAATGAAGCAATGCAGGCAATAAAAACAATTCAAGGTGGAGGCCAAGCAGTTTTACCAAAAAATATAGTTGAAGCAGGAATGTCTGATGCTACAGGTAATTCAATGCCAGCAGTATTATTAAGACAATTTTATGATGCACAAGCTAGGACTAGCCCATTTGAACAAGCACAGCTAGAAAGATTAGAAGGAATGGATCAAGCAACAAAAATTGATATTCCTGTAGCAGAAATTCAAGGAAGATTAGATCAAATTGGAATGGAACAGGAAAGTGCCAATTACAGATCTCAAATAGGATTTGCTAGTGACCAAATGCAAATGGCTTCCAGTGAAAGAATTAATAATTCTCAATTAAGAAGTTCTGAAATGATTGCACAGGCAACTAATCAGTCTAGAGAATATGTAGCAGAAGTTAGTGCAAATGCATCTAGAGATGTTGCACAAATCAACGGATTATCTTCTCAGCAGGTAGCACTAATAAATACTAGAAGTGCTGCTGAAGTAGCTGAAATTACAGGCATGACCCAAAGAGATGTAGAAAGAATTAAAGGTGAAATACAAGAAAACATAGCTGTTGCCACAAATTCAAGTAAAGAATTTATTGCTAGATTACAAAGTGAAGCTCAACTAGAAGTAGCACAAACACAAAAAGAAAGTGCTTATCAGGTTTCTACAATTAACAACATGTCAGCAGAAAAAATAGCTGGAGCATCTAATCTTACTCAACTTGATGTAATTGAGATGCAAACTGAAGCTCAAACAACAATAGCTAATGCTAATAATACTTCTGCTGAAACTATAGCTATGTTAATTTACAGTGATGATGCTACAGCATTACGAGCTTCTGAACTTACAGACCTTAAAGATATAGAAAAAATAAGAAATGATTATAATGTAGCATTAGCTCAATTAACTGGCACAGATGCTCAATTAGTTGCAGGAATAAATACTGGGTCTGCACAAACATTGCAAACCGCACAGATAGAATACGAAAAGGCAAAATACGAATATGAGATCGCAGAAGCAGCAAAAGCAGAAGTGCTTCTTGCTACAGAACGACAAACTATCAGAACAGAACAAGCTCAAGCAGCCACAACAGCCAGAACTCAGGCTTTAGCGGATGCAGCAACTCTTAGAACCCAACAGCTTGCAGATATTCAAGCTCAATACGAAAGGTCTGACCAGTTACTTACAGCTCAGCAAGACAGAGAAGATGACTTAAGAGAAGCGGAAGAAACATATCAGGCAAGCCTTAGAACAGCTGAACAAACTTATCAGAATCTTGTCAGAGAAGACATTCAAACATTTGAAGGTCAGCAGGCAACAGGTGCTCAAGGTGCACAGATGGATCTTGAAACACTTAGAGTTTTGGGTGGTTATGCTAATCCACAAGAACTTCAAGCTGCTCAACTTGAGTTACAAAGAGGTGGATTATCAGAAGAAGAAAATTCAAACTTACAAGCATTGCTTGCTAGAGGCGGATTAACAGCACAGGAAAGATTGGCTGAAATACAGTCTGAAACAAGATCATCAGAAATGAACTCTTTGTTGGCTCTTCTTTCTAATCCACAGGCACTTGGTGCGTTTGTAACTATATTATCTGGAGAAATGCCATTTGAATCAGTTCCTACTATGGGGCAGTTAACAGACATGACGCCAGGCAGATTAGAATACCTTCAAGGTGCATTGTCTGCCCTAGGTATTGATCCTCAAACATTTATAAGAATGGCACAAGATGTCACTCCTCAAGCATTCCAGGAGACTGGCCCATTTGGACAATTATCAGCAATGATAGCGTAGGTGATTTATGAGAACACCATTTGGAGATAGGTCGCCATGGGAAAGTACTACAGCTTGGCAAAATAAAACAAGAGATAAAGAAAAAGAAGAAGAAAAAGTACGAAGACTGAAAATCATATTAGAGCAATCTAAAAGGCAAGGTCAGTTTTTTGATACACCTGAAACTAGAGCTATAAAGCAGGAAATAGAAAGAACTCAATCAGCACAAAATAGAGTCTATAAAGGATTATTAAGCGGAGTTCATGGTTTTGGGTTACATGAAGCAAACCAGAACGTATCAAAACCTGTACAAATGCAACCAGGCGTAGAACTCCCTAATGATGATGGTATAAGTTTAAATCCATTTAAGCACTTAGGTAAAGCAGCAATGGCTGGTCTTGAGGGTTGGCAAAAAACTACTGAATGGTGGATGGGAAATATATCAACTCCTTTTAGTCAACAAGTTCAAAGAAATAGATCTAGAGGTATGAGTGCTGGTGAAGCATGGAGACAAGCTGAATTTGCAACAGTAAGAATTGGAAAAGAAAAAGGAGAAGGATTTGGATTTAATTTAGGAGTTAAAGGTGCTGCAGAACTTATTGGTGATCCTATTGGATGGGCAACTATGGCCATACCACTTGGTGCAATAGCAAGACCTATTGGTAAAGGTATATCTACCATGGCAAGTGCATTACCTGGTGTAAAACAAGTAAGAAAAGGCGGAAAAGAACTCTTAAAAGAATATAAGGGGATTGATAATGAGCTTAGAAATCTAGACCTAACGCAAAAAAACTTAAAAGACTTTTTTAAGGCATTAGATAAAAATACTGTAAAAACTGATGATTATAAAAAGTGGGCTAAATCAATATATAGAGGTCAAGACATTAGGATTAGAGCCAAAAGTGGAAGACTCATTAACTTAGATGATGTTAAAAATACCACTATTCCTAATACAGAAGTTTTTGATCCTTCAAATTATGACTCTACATTAGAAGCTTTAGGTGTAAACAATGAAGGACTAATTAGTGATTTCTTAAGATACGCAAACAGTGATCGTGTAAAGGGATTAAGTAGATATAATCCTGGCAGATATTTTATGACTGCGTTAAAAAATACACATAAAATACTTAACCCCGCATATACTTTAGCTTCAACTAGAGAAGGCAGAGCTTTACTTGCTTTTAATGATGATATCGTAAAAGGAGACAGCCTTGTTACGAGCATAGTATCTAAATTTAGGAAAAAAGGTGACAATCTAAAAGATATACTTGATAAACATAATATACCTTTTGTAAACACAACAAGACAGGTTAAATTAGGGGATGGTGTTCTAAGGAATGAAGAACAAGCTTTAATTACTATACCTATTGGTACTGAAAAAGTAATTTCAAATGAAAGAAATGCAGCTATGGAAAGCGTTTTTGGATACGGAAAAGGCAGAATACTTACTGGAGAAAAGTTTTTAGGTTTTGAGCCGCTTACGGGAAAATGGAGTATATATGATGTTAATGGTGTAATTTATGGGGGAGGTATCTTAGAAAGCAAAGGAAGAAATAGGACTTTAGAAAAGTTTGCACAAGAAGTAACAGAAAGATCAGGACTAGATGATAAAGAAATAGCAGGCGTAGTTAGCAAGTTAAATGCTAGTGCAGATAATATGAGTGCCTGGGAAACCATGACCAATCGCCCATCTACTTTAGAAACAGGAATTCACGCAGGCAAAGGACATAAAATTAAATATAATTCTGGGCAGGCGTATAAAGTTGATACTTATGTAGTTGATTTTAGTCCAGCTAACGAAGCATTTAAGTTGGCAAAAAAAACAGGTGGTTTTGAAGCACATAGTTTAAGCGAAATAAAAACCTTTAAAGAATTTACCAATAAATACTTAAATATGGAGGGAGGATTTAATGATAAAGTTCAGCGATGGGGAAAACTAGAACAAGAAATGCTTGATTTAAAGCAAGCAAAAAAAGCAAAAGGAAGACCTACTAAAGAATATCAAAACAAACTAATAGAACTAGAAACTGCTGAAATTGAAGCTAATAACGCATATGCACAGTTTTTAACAGATATTTTTGCTGTGTACGAAGAAAACCCTTTAATCCGACAGCAAGTATATGATCCTATAAAAAATTATAATGTTTCAAAGTTAAATGACAAAGGGGTAAGATTTGAAGATATTGCAAATACTCCTACTCAACAAAAATTTTACAAAAACATTCCAGTAGTTGATGATCCTGAATTACTGTCAGCAAAAAATCCATATGCACCAGCGGGTGCAGTGGCATGGATTTCACACACACCCAAAGAACTTAAGCCTGGATTTACAGGGCCAACAGGAGCAGCACAACCAGATCAAAGAGTGCATCAAATTATAATAGATAGAAAGAAAATTAGACAAGATTATGAACAAGGATTAGCTGAAACAGCTCAAGGAATGACTCCTGGATTTGAATATGCAGGTAGAGATCTTGAAGTTGGTGAAGCAATTTGGAAAAGAGTAAGGGCAGATAAAGAAACATTTCCTACATATGAAGATTTTGAAAACTTTGTTTTAGAACATGAATATCAACATTTTGCAAACCCTGGGCAGTTACAAAAATTAACCCAAACTGAAAGGGAAAATCTTGTAGAAGCACAGGCTTATCTAAACCAAAAGAGAACAAATGTTGCTCGTGAAAGATTAACAGAAGAGGGTTTGTCTCCAGGAGAAGCATCAGGAATAGTTGGCATGAAAAGCTCTATGGATCCGCCAGGAACTATTGGTGGATATGTTGGAAATATTCAGTATAAACAAACAGATTCATTTGCAAATTTAAATCAAGTTAGAAATGTTATGTTTCCGCCACAAAGGGGGGTTTCTAAAGGCTCACTTATGATAGGAGATGAAGCAAGAGCTCCAATAACAAATGCTAAAGCAGCATTTAGCATATTAAAGGCAACCCAAAGAGGATTAGACAATAATAAGTTAGTTATATCTACAAAATCAAAGAAAAAGCTTGGCGGCAGTATTGATGATATTATCAATGATGACCCATCTGTATCTAATGCATTAATGAGGAATTTTAAGAGAGAAATAGATAGAGCATACGACAATCCTGATTCTCCTATGTATAACAAAGGTAAAAAAGCAGATGCTTTTTCATGGATAGACAATGATGGAGTAACTAGAGTTCATCATTTTGGAGACAACTTTATGTCTGATCCTAAGTACACGGGCAAGAAGTTTGAGTGGGACAATATTAGGAAAATGGGTGGACTGACAAATGATATGATTAACGATCTTGTAAAAAACAACACTGATTTAGTAGCTCCAAAAAAAGACCAGATAGTTATGAACATTACGGATTTCTTAGATATGGCAGGAATGGTAGTAGATTGGCAGGGACCTATGGGCAAACCAATTAGAATGTATGAACAATACTTTAATTTGCCAGCAGAGGTAAATAACTATCTAAAACGATATTATAATGTTTATGATGAGGGTGCTCACTTATTGAAAAGAAAGGGCATTAATGTAGATAACTTATTTGACAATACCACTGGAAACTATGTTCATCATATGGCTGAAGCACAAAATGAAGTTCAAGGTTTAGTAGATGCTCAAGATGTATCAAGAATAGCAGGTGGGCCACTAAGAACAACAACTATAAAGCGAAATAGAGTTTTTGATAATGTTTTAGATGGTATAGAAGATGAAGCAAGAGGTTTAATTTATCAGCAAGATGAAACAATAATGCTTGAGGAATTTTTAAAGTCTGTATACAAAGAAGTTGCAGATGAGGGAGTAGTTAGAAGATTAGAGAATATATCTCATAAGCAACTAAAAGCAGCAAAAATAAATACAAAGAAATTAAATGAGTATAGAGATAGGGCTAAAACATTTAGAGAAAAGCAAAGCGAACTAGCATCAATTAAAAATTTCACTACTGTAGCATCATCACTTGGAAACGATATAGTTGATGATTTAAATAAGGCATTAAGAGAGAGCAAAACAGATCTATTGGCGGGAATACAAGGAACCAGTAAAAACTGGAACAAAGAATACAATAAAATTAAGGATATACTTAAAAGCAATGATCCAAGTGCTCATGAAGATGTAAACAGAATTATTAAAGACTTTTTAGATGACTTAGATGTTAGGTATGAAAAAGAGACTAGAAACTATACAGAGTTTGTAAAACAATATATTGATAAAAAAGATTTCGTATTAAATGATAAAACCAGAAAACTTTCTAATCTTTATGGGGAAGAAAATCTTAGATTTAGAGCGGTTAGAGATCAAAGAGGCGATATAAAGAATGAAGTTAAAGCATTGCGAGATAGAGATCTATTTTTTAATGATAAAACTGCTAAACACATAGAAAGAGTTTTAAATATAAATGAAGAAAATAGTTTCGACAGGTTCCTTAAAACTACCAGCGATGTAAATGACTACCTTAGAGTAGTTCAAACAGGATTTGACGCAGGTACAGGTTTCTTACATGGTTTGCCTACACTAATGAAAGGTATAGCTGCTATACCTACTCAAGGACCAAATAATCCGTATTTAAAAACTTGGTCAAAAGCTTCAGTAAATATGTTTAGGCTTATCACAGCAGGTTCTGATGCTCCAAGAATACACGCAGAATTAATTGCAAAAAAACATGAAAACTTTAGTCGAATGGCAAATTATGGAGTATTGATTAGTAGTGCAGGACAAGACTATTTTAGAGTTAGAGGTCAAAAAAATGCTTTCACAAAATTATTAACTGAAGGTCGCCTTACTAATACTGCAGCAAAAGATTCAGTACCTGGATTTAAACGAGCTAGGTATTTTATAGAAAAGGGTTCGAATGTATTAGATGGATTCCAATCCAGCTTTGAAGCATACGGAGATATTATAAGAGAGGGGTTATGGGAAGCTGGAGAAAAAGCAATCTTAAATAAAAACATTCCAGCAGATGTTATGGAAAGACAACTCAGGCAATTAGGAGAACATATAAATGGCATGACTGGAGCATTTTCAAGCAGGAGAGCTGGTATAAGTGCAAGGCAGTCTAATATAGAAAGATCTGTTGTATTTTTCTCTCCAGCATATACAAGATCCACTATAGGATTAGTAGGTTCTGTTTTAAAAGGTAATTTGCAAGGTGATGAAGCCAGAAGTGCAATAAGAGCTATGATGGGTGCTGGTATAGCAACACATGTAGGTTTTGCTGCAATGTCAGCTAAAGCAGCAGGCAAAAACATAGAAGACTATATTCACCTAGACCCAACAAGTGGTAAATTTTTATCTACAGAAATAGGTGGCATAAATGTTGGGTTTGGTTCTTCGTGGGTATCTTTGGCCAGATTGTTTGGCAAATTAGCTGATGACCCTGCATTTAGAGGAGATATTCTTGATTCACCTTTATTACTAACTGGTGCAGGTAGAGGTAAAGCTGGGTTTGACGATCAGGGTATAAGAGATTATTTACACAATAACCAACTTGCATATTGGATAAGATCAAGAAGCTCTCCAGTAGGTTCTACTATGTGGGATACAGCTATGGGAGCTAACTTCCTAGGAGAAGAGATGAAACCATTTAGAGGAGATTGGTTCCGAAAGTTAGGACTGAAGTCTATGCCATTCTGGCTAGAATCTATCCTTCAAAATGGAGACTGGAATTTACTTAGTGGAGGAACTGAATTTGTTGGACTTAGAACAAGTCCTATTAGTGAGTACGAAAAAAGAAAAGAAGTTAGGGACATGCTGGCTCAACAGTACTTTAATGTTAACTGGAGAAATATGAATGATGTTCAGAAAAGAATAATAAACTCGGCACCTGATCTAGAAGCTGATCCAAATGTTCAGAGGTTAAGGCAATTAGAAGAAGAAATATTTGAAAAAAGGAAAGTTGTAGGAGGATCAAGTTTAGATAGAAACTTTGAGCTAAAAGACAATGATGTGGATGATGCAAGAGAAGAGTACTTAGAAGAAGTCAGGGAATCTGAGAGTAGGCTTAGGTCAAATATGATTAGCATTGAGCAATATGTACTTGAAGAACAAAAAGCTAGATCACAATATAGATATGAAGTGCAGGCAATACAAGAAAAGTACCCAGATGTTGATGCATATTTTCAGGCAATAAAAGGAAAAATGGGAGAGTTTGAAAAAGTTGAAGACTTTGCTGCCGATGAATACGCTGAAATAATGTTTGATGATAAATGGGACTTAGGATATATGTTTGATTTTGAGGCTAGAGAGTTAGAACTTGATGGTTGGAGAGAAAAATGGGCAATACCTGAATATGAAGCATATGCTAAAGATAAGTTATATGGTGCAAGATGGGATACCACTGGGTTTAATCAAGAGTTCTACAGAAGAAGAGATGAATATTTTCCACAGTACTGGGAAGACACAAGAAAAGAAGTATTCCAAACTAGATATCAAGGGCAATTCGATACTGTATACAGAGAATGGTATCTATCTAAATATAATGATAGAAAACAAAAATTAATTGAAGATAACAACCCAGGATTTAAACAGGCACTAAGAGAATGGGAGAGAATACGAGTAGAGTTAAGAAAGGTAAATCCAGCACTTGATGCCTTCTTGTATAGGTGGGGCTTTGCTGAATCTTTAATGAGCCCTTTTAATGCAGGAAGAGAAGATGAACTGAAGTCAGCATTCCCATTTGAAGAGTATTTACCTCAACATGGGGTTGCAGGACAATAAAATGAATATTATAATCAAAAATAGTAAAAGATTGGGAGGCTACGGCTATGACCACAGAAAAAGATAATATTGAACAAACTGAGGAAACTAAGGTTTCTGAAGAACAACCTGTTGAAGAAGTAACTACTGAACAACAGGTAGACCAGGTTGCAGAGGCTGCAAAAAACGTAGAAGCTACGGCAGAAGAAGCTAATCAACCTTCATACCTAACAAAAGATGACCTGGATAAGGTGCTGGAAGAACGAAAGAGTGCGTTTGATAACGCACAAGGTCGTGCTCAGCAGTACACTAACCAAAAGGTTCAAGAAATTCAGGACGGAGCTAAGGCTCAAATATCAGAATTTATGAATGACTTTTCATCTATATTAGATGAGGATCAAAAAGATATATTGAACCAAAAGATTGCAGATAGAGAAAGAGTTGCAAAAGAGGAGAAACTTGACCGATTGTTGGAAAACATGGACAACCCTCAGAGCCAAGGCTCTAACCTTACTCCTGAAAATCTTGAAGATTTAGATTCTGTTGTTAGGGATACAGCTTCAACTTTAGGTTTAAGCGTTGATGTCAGGAATGATGCCAATGTTTGGAAAGGCTGGAATAGCACTATGACATTTAGTCAATCAGTTAAACTTGCTAATCAAAACCTAAAAGATATAGCTGGAAAAAATAAATCAGTTACTACAGAACCTGCTGTAAATAAGGTTCCACCTACCACGCAGGGTGCTCCAACGCAACCAAAGCGTGCATTTAGGAACTTAGGAGACTTATCTACAGCATTTGCCAATGGGCAGGTTTCTGTTAATGACTATAGAAAATTAAAAAAAGACCTTTAAAAATAGGAGATAAATAAAATGGCAACAGGATTGACATTATCGTCAAGTTCATCGCTGTCAGATATGTCGAAAATTATCATAGCCTCGGCTATTGCTAAT